CTGTAAGAATGCAAAGTCACGTTTAACTGTTGAGAATAAAGTAGTTGATGTGCGATTAATGTATGAACGTGGACTTGATAGATACTATGGATTGCTTGAACTTGCACTGAAGTATGATATCTTCAAATCAGTATCAACTCGTATTGAACTACCAGATGGTTCTAAAACATTCGGTAAAACAATTAACAATAATCCAGAGAAGTTTTTTACTCCAGAGATTATGGAACAGTTGGATGAAGTTGCTAGTAAAGAGTTCAAATATGGAACACGTTTAGAAGAAGTAATAGAAGAGGTTGAAGAAGAAGTTGTAGAAACAGATGCAACCTAATTTCATAAAAGTTTACAATAATGTAATAGAACCAGAACTATCTCAACAGTTGATTGCAATGTTTGAAGAATCAGAGCATCAACATGAAGAGATAGTATTGGAAGGACATCGTTCTTTCAAACAGGTGACATTACAGAATCATCCAGAATGGGAGCCTTTTGTTAAACCACTACAGGATAAGTTCTATAGTTACATAGATAAGTACATGAACGACTGTGAGGTGACTGACAAGATGTTCCCAGAACAATTTGCATTTGAGGCATTTCGATTAAAACGATATATGCCGAATGATGTAGATGAGTTTAATGACCACGTTGATGTTGGTAATCATAGTAGTGCAAGAAGGTTCTTAGTATTCTTCTTGTATCTTAATGACAACGAAGGTGGTCATACAGACTTTCCAACCTACGATATTTCAGTTCAACCTGCTACTGGAAGAATGGTAATGTTTCCCCCAATGTGGACACACTTACATGCTGGACGTAAACCTATTGATAAACCAAAATACATTATAGGGAGTTACTTACACTATGTCTGATATTAGTGAAATGTACCAGTTTGTGGAGAACAAAGAAAAAACTTGGACTGCTGTTGGACTTACCGAAAAAGCAGGTAAGTATCAAGGTGTAGTTTATAAGTACGGTAAAGTTAAAGTGGTAGAAAATGAAGAAAAAACAAATGCCTCTTTACAATTTGAGTGGGATATGTTAGACTCTAATGGACTACCAAAAGAAAGTATTAAAGAAGATTTCTTTGAACTTGCTGGTAAGATATTAGAAGATATCATACATAAACAATTAGATGGAGAAGATTTACAATATGTCAACACAGACGATAGAAAAAACAACACTCAGTAATTTAGTTTTTAATGAACCTTACACTCGTAAGGTTTTGCCATTTCTAAAACCAGAATACTTCTCTAATCCAGAGGAACGAATTGTATTTGAAGAGATTACAAGATTTGTAGAAAAGTATAATAACAATCCCACCAAGGAAGCGTTGTCTATTGAGGTTGACGGACGTAAAGATATTAATGACGAACAATTCAAAAAGGTAACACAGATTATCGAAACTCTGTCGGATGCAGAAGTTGATATGAATTGGTTAGTCGAAACTACAGAGAAATTCTGTAAGGACAAAGCAGTATACAATGCAATTCTCAACGGTATTCAAATCATCGAAGGTAAAGACAAAGAACATACTCCAGAAGCAATTCCTAGTATTCTTACTGATGCATTATCAGTTGCATTCGATTCACACATTGGACACGATTACGTTGATGATGGGGAAGAGAGATTTGAGTTCTATCATAAGAAAGAAGAGAAACTTGAATTCGACTTAGAGTATTTCAATAAGATTACTAAAGGTGGACTCCCAACTAAAACTTTAAATATTGCACTTGCTGGTACAGGTGTTGGTAAATCGTTGTTTATGTGTCACATGGCATCATCTACTTTGATGCAAGGTAAGAATGTTTTATATATTACATTAGAGATGGCAGAGGAAAGAATTGCAGAACGTATTGATGCAAACTTGATGAACATCACAATGGATGACTTACATGATTTACCTAAGAAGATGTTTACAGATAGACTATCTAAAATTCAAGGCAAGACGAATGGTAAACTTATCATTAAAGAGTATCCAACTGCATCTGCACATAGTGGACACTTTCGTTCACTTATCAAAGAACTTGCACTAAAGAAATCATTCAAACCAGATGTTATCTTTATTGACTATCTAAACATTTGTGGTTCATCTCGTTTCAAAGGTAATGCAAATGTAGGTTCTTACTTCTATATCAAAGCGATTGCAGAAGAATTAAGAGGACTTGCAGTAGAATGTAATGTACCCATTATGTCTGCAACTCAAACTACTCGTGGTGGTTTCAATAGTTCTGATGTAGGACTAGAAGATACTTCAGAATCATTTGGTTTGCCTGCGACTGCTGACTTGATGTTTGCATTGATTACAACTGAAGAGTTAGAACAACTCAACCAGATTATGGTAAAACAGTTGAAGAATCGTTATAACGACCCAGGCGCAAACAAAAGATTTGTTTTAGGTATTGACAGAGCAAGAATGAAACTGTATGATGTAGAACAGGAAGCACAACATGATATTGTTGATAGTGGACAAGGTGACACACCAACATTCGATAAATCACCAATATCTGCACGTTATGACAAGTTTAATGACATAAAGGTGTAATTTATCTTGACTTCCTAATAATTTGATATTATAAATAGAACTGTAATATTATTTGTGCAAATGGAGAAATTGATAAATGCAGAGTTTCCAGAACTTCCTTACGGAAGCAAAAGTTAAGGCAGAGGATTATGAGGCAGCCATAGTTATTGGTTGGTACGAGTTACATGAGCGTGAACTCGACTCTAAGACTGGCATTACTGATAAGACATTAAAAGTTTTAGAAGCAAACCCACAAGTCCTTGAATCTGGTAAACGTATTGCAGAGTATGTTCTTAAAACAAACTCAAGTCTTGCAGGCGCCCAAGCAGAACAGTATGGTAGAGCATCTACTAAATTAACTAAGTTCTGGACTTCATATGGTGCAACAAACAAAACTCCAAAAACAGATATACTAATTGGAACTATGCGTTTCTCTTTAAAGATTGGTGCTGCACAACTTATGTCTGGTGGTAAATCTGAATCTACTGCAACATTCTATGCGGCAATAAAGAATACATCAAAATCACTTCAGAAAAACCCACAATTTAAAAAGGTTGAGGGTATCTTAGAATCATTTGTTACAAACACTCTTGCACCTAGTCAATTGCGTGGAATTATTAAGTCTCGTGAAAACGAAGTTGTTAATGCTGGAGAAGCTGCACATAAACAATGTATGACTGAACTAGGGTTGTTATTCGAACAATCCCCAGAGTTTAAGGTTGCATTTGCTCGTGAAGCAATGTCTGGATTTGAAAAGTTCGGAGAATCAGATGCTGCAGCTGCAGAGTATATGTTAGTCTCTTCTCACGATGGTAACAGTGTAAAAATTAAAAGTGTATACGATGATGACTATTGCTCTTACATTGCAGATAAAATGAAATTGCAAGCAAGATTTAAAACAAGTGGTAGAGTTTTGAACAAGAAGAAAACTGGAGAATACAATTTCTGGTCTGTTGTTTCACTTATTGTTAATGCAATGGATGAAGAGATAGATGCATATAATAACGGTGAGATTCTTACTGAGATTCGTTTGTTTAAAAATCTTACTGCAAAAGTAAAAGGATTTTTTAGTAGAGTTTGGAATAAAGCAACTAAGTTCTTTAAAAAGAGTACTATGTCAATGATGAAGTTTTTGGGTGTAGAACCTAGTATTACACATAGTAAGGATATTAATTTTGATTAATTTTAGTAAATATATAACTGAAGATAAGGGTGGAAAGAATCTACACTTAGAGCATATCGAAGATGAGATATTAAATTTTGGTGTGTCTGGTGGTAGAGCTGCAATTAACTTTGTCCGTTCCCTTAGAGATATGTTGGCAGGAGAATCACGTTCATCTGTAAACATGACAGTTAAATGGGATGGCGCTCCAGCAATCTTTGCTGGTATCGACCCAGAAGATGGTAAGTTTTTCGTTGCAAAGAAATCAGTATTCAATGCAACTCCTAAGTTATACAAGACTGCAAAAGAGATTGACGATGATGGACTATCTGGTGCATTAAATTCAAAGTTCAAGATTGCACTTACAGAATTCTCTAAGTTGGGAATCACGGGTGTACTTCAAGGCGACTTGATGTGGACAGATGATGTGGAAACAGATACAATAGATAATTTACGTTATTATACATTCCAACCGAATACAATTGTATATGCTGTACCTGTTGATAGTGACTTTGGAATGAAGATTAAAAGTTCAAAAATTGGAATCGTGTGGCACACCACTTATACTGGTGACGCACTCCAAGACATGAAAGCGTCATTTGGTGTCAACATTAAAGGACTCAGTACACCATCCTCAGTTTGGATGGATGACGCTACCTATAAGGATGTTAGTGGCAAAGCGACAATGACAACTAAAGAAACTGAAGCAGTTACTAAGTCTTTGTCTGGTGCTGGAAAAACATTCCAAAAGATTAATTCAGCTGGGTTAAATAAGTTTTTAAGACTTCAAGATACATTCACTGGTAATCTTGCTGGTGCATCATTAAAAACATATTACAATAGTAAAGTACGAGAAGGTAAACCAATCAATAACCCTAAGAAACATGCAGAAGGTTATTTGAAGTGGGTATCTGGTGTTTACGATAAAAGAATTAAAAGTCTCAAAACAGAAAAGTCTCAATCTAAAGTAGAGAATGAGAAGAAAGAGATGTTACGAGAACTAAAGAAACATACAAAGAATTTAGAACAGGTTGTTCTGTTTCAGAACTATCTTATTGAAGCCAAGATGGGTATTGTTAAGAAACTAAATAGTGTTAAGCAATTAACTGATACATTCATTAGAACTTCAAATGGATACAAAGTAGTTAACCCAGAGGGGTTTGTTGCTATTGACAGAGTTAGTGGTAATGCAGTAAAGTTAGTTGATAGAATGGAATTTAGTTTTAACAACTTCACAGCAATTAAGGCATGGGACAGATGAAGAAGTTTACAGAATTAACATCTGAACTGACTGAAAAGAAAGCAATGTCTATTGCAACAAGACGTAAGATGGGCAGACGAATGGCGAAGATGGCAAAGTCATCTGCATTCAAAGCAAAGGTTGCACGAAAGAAAAAGAAACTTGCAACTCCAGACATGTTACACAAACGTGCAATGAAAGCTGCAAAGATGTTAATTCTTCAAAAGTTTGCTGGGTTAAGTCCAGCGAAGTATATGCAATTGCCACCTGCTGCAAGAGTAGAGATTGATAATCGTATTGTTGCAAAGAAAGGTATGGCGATTCAGAAGATTGCAAAGAAGATGATGGTAAAATTAAAAAAACAAGAATTGGAACGCATGAAAAAGATTAGACAGGGTGGAGACAAATGAAAAAGTTTTCTGAAATTATAGAAGCTCGTGGGGACACTGCTGTATTTACATTTGGTAGATTTAATCCCCCGACTACAGGACATGAAAAATTACTAGATAAAGTTGCAAAAGAAGCTAAGAGTAATGGTGCTTCTTATTATGTCTTTGCATCTCATTCAGAGAACGAAAAGAAAGACCCTTTACCATATGCAAAGAAACTTGCATACATGAAAAAGATGTTTCCAAAACATGCAAGAAATTTACAAGTAGATAAAGCAAGACAAGTATTTGAGATTGCAGTTTCACTACACAACAAAGGACACAAGTCAATCATAATGGTTGTTGGTTCTGACAGAGTTACAGAGTTCGAAACATTACTAAACAAATATAATGGTGTTGATGGTAGACACGGTTATTATGGATTTGATAACATAGAAGTTGTATCTGCTGGTGAAAGAGACCCAGATGCAGAAGGTGTTACTGGAATGTCTGCGTCTAAAATGAGAGCAGCTGCAGTTGCAAATGATTTCGATTCATTTAAAGGTGGACTTCCAAGAAACTTTAAACAAGGAATGTCTCTATTTAAAGATGTTCGTAAATACATGGGTGTTCGTGAGTCTTTTGTTCCTAGAACAAATGTAATGACAGATGAAGATGTTGTTCGTGACCTATACATAGAGAATAAGATTTTCTGTGTAGGAGATATTGTAGAAGATAATTATACTGGTGTCTCTGGCGTAGTTATCCGTAGAGGAACTAATTACGTTACATTTAAAGAAGATGATGGTACAATACATAAGAAGTGGTTGTATGAAGTAAAACAAGACAAAGATATTAAAGATAGAAAAGGCACAGAACCAGCGAAGTATTATGCAAAAGATGCTGATGGTGATGCGATGTCTAAATCTACTAAACAGAAACGTGCGGCACACTTTGCAAAAGGTAAAGACGGCCCTGCTCCAGGCGATGCAGATGCAGAGACAAAACCATCGAAGAGTACAAAGAAATTTAAAGACATGTTTGGTGAAGAAGACCCTTGTTGGGATACTCACAAACAAGTTGGAGTTAAGAAGAAGAACGGTAAAGAAGTTCCTAACTGTGTTCCTAAAGAGGAGTTTCAGTTAGATGAAAAGATTGAAGGACTTGTTACAAAATCAGAAAAATCTGGTGTATCATACAGTATTCTAAAGAAGGTGTATGACAGAGGAATGGCTGCATGGAAAACAGGACACCGCCCAGGCACTACCCCACAACAGTGGGCATTTGCAAGAGTGAATTCTTTTCTTACAGGTGGTAAGACTAGAACAACTGCTGACGCAGATTTATGGAAACAAGCAAAAGGACAGAAGGAAGAGAGTGGAGATTCTCGACTGATAGGTTCAGATGCGAGTAGACAAGAAAGGCAAAAGATGACACCAGGCCAAGGGATTGTATCCTTTAAAGAACATACTGAGTGTGGAACACCAAATTGTTGCAACGAGTGTGAAGAATCAAGTCTAATTGAATCCAATCAATATCGAGTGGGTTCAGAAAAATACTACGAATTTTTTAACGAAAAAAGAAGCCTTTACGAGAGAGGTGAACTAAATCCAGTTGGTTTTGATAAAGAACTGCTGGAAGGTGATATCGGTAAATACGACACATATGATGGTGAACATGTTCCTTTAGATTGTCCTATGATGGAATCTGAGTATCAAGGACAAGATGTTGAACTAAATAAACCAAAGGTTGGAGGTTCTAAGAAATACTATGTCTATGTCAAAGACGGTGACAAAGTAAAGAAAGTTTCTTGGGGCGATACCTCTGGTTTAAAAGTTAAGTTGAACGACAAAGAAGCAAGAAAATCTTTTGCTGCAAGACACGATTGTGCAAACAAAAAAGATAAAACAAAAGCAGGATATTGGGCATGTAACTTGCCACGTTATGCAAAACAACTTGGTTTATCTGGTGGGGGTAACTTCTTTTGGTAAACCCATATAGTGATTTAGGTATGGAAACTAACCTCATGTTAAGAGAGTTTAAGCATGATGTTGATGAGAGTGAGTTAGTTTGGCATCGTGATAGAAGTGATAGAGAAATTACTGTACTTTCTGGTTATAACTGGAAGTTACAGATGGACGATGAACTGCCTGAAGAACTGAAGCATGGTAGAATATATCATATCAATAAGATGGTTTACCATCGATTAATAAAAGGAAGTGGTAAATTGCTACTTAAAATTAGGGAAAAGTAATATGACTAGATATAGTAAAACAATGAGTGAGTCCCTTGCAGAAGTTCGTAAGGTAACACCAGAAGAAATTGCTGAAGCATCTGCTCGTAGGGACGCAATGCGTCACGGCGCTGGTGGGAGAAGAGGAATCGACCCTGCTGATAGAGATGACATGAAAGCAACTGATAAAGACCAAGAACTCGCAAAAAAGAATATGATTATGCAATTGCGTAAATCAAAAGACACTAAAGGGAACTTCTCTATTGAATTCCAAGATGGAAAGAAACAGAAGGTTGACCCTAAGTTTGTTGATTTGTTGTTAAAAGCACATGACATGATTCAGAAACCTAGAGATAAAGAACAATTTGTTCAGATGATTGCTAAGTCATATCGTGATATGCTTAAGACTGCTAAGATGGTCTCAAAACAACTTAGAATGGGAGAAGAAGTTTTTCTTGAAGGTTTTGAAGTAGAAGAAGTTGAAATCGATGAGATGAAGATGGATGACCCTAAGTTGAATAAAATATTCGACAAACTTAAAAAGGGACAAACAATCAAACTCAAGACTAGTTCTACAATCAGCAAAGGCACAGACTTTGTAGATTACATTGTTAAATCAAAGAATACAGTAAACAAGGGTAGAGTAGAAAAGGTTACTCTTGTTACTAAAGGTAATGAAAAATCAGTTAAGAAGTTCCTATACAAAAGAGATGGTAAAGTAACATTTGCTATCGGTAATATGGGTGCATCTATTGATGACATCAAAGAAGAACTTGATGAAGGACGTATGAAGGATTTGCATGGTTACATTGCAAAAGGAATGTCTGCACAAGATATTGCTAAGAAGATGAAACTTGATGTTAAAACAATCCAAGCATTGATGGATGAGACTGACTTAGACGAAGCAAAATCATCTACAGGTTACGAACTATACCACAAAGACTTTTCATCTGCAATG